CAACCTGCCCGTCTTGTATTTTGGATTCCAGCGAAATTCCCGTGATAATAGATATGGTTTGCGCATCAAATTGGCTTACGATTATCTCGCCTGTAATACGCATGAGGTCACGCATGTATTCGGCCACTTTCTCTTGGTAGGTGCTTATGCGAATAGTTCCATAACGAGATTTTAGCTTTTGCGCCCCTAAAGTTTCGCGCGGGTCTGTTTGCGCCCTGCGAATATCACTAACCCCAATAATTTGAAAGATATCCTCAAGTAATTGCTGCCGCCATTCCCGCAATATTGTTGATATTTGAGCGTAGGTGGTAATATCCTCCATTTGCATAGCGCCGCCAATACCGCCCTTGCTTGTAAACTCGCTCCAGTTTTTCAGGGGGTAGAACGTATTGTCGCCCATATTTGCTATATCCCCTAATTCTGACAGGCTAGCGTCATAAAAGCCGCGGCGCCGCATATTGCTCATCATGTGTGACAAACGACCATTCACATCGTCCAATTCTAACGCTTGGTCTTCATAGGTTTTATAAAAAGGTATGGGAATTATAGTGTCGCTTGTTTCAATAGACAATAAGGGTTTAGGCACGGGAAAGAAGCCATCTAGCCCCAGCGGGTCATCGTTAATATCTAGCGGTGCCTTTGTAAGCCCCTCAGACCAGAAAATTTGCTCTCTAAAGTCCTTGTCCCATATTTCCCAGACTTCGGCATATTCGGTTGTGTTCTGATTGCGCTGCCCGTTTTTGCTCATCTTTATATCGTTGACACCCCGCTTACGTGGCGAGTATTTGAGCATATTAGCTTTTTCGGTGGCTTCTGCGCTGCTCATGCCTCCCTTTTCAAGCATATCTATTACTTCGTCAAAGGTCAGAAACGAGCGAAAAGCAACCCAAGGCATAATTTCCCACGGGCAATCGGGCATAAGGAAATCTTCCCAGTACACGTATTCGTATTTTACTTCCTCATATAAAACAGTTTCCGTGTCTAATTCTTCGTCCGGTGCAATTAAGGGGTTATACTTAGGCCGTATCACGCCCAACCCGGGAAGCAGATAATCCTTAACGGCTGGTTTTGCTGTTTTCTTAAAGGACTTTTTACCCACAAAATGCGCTATAGAATCCTCCAACATACCGGCCGCTTTGCGCTCAGCTATGTTAGACGTGTCGTTTGCCCTTACTTCGGGCTGCGGATTCTTTGAAAAGACTACGGGCTCTAACGTATCTGTATTGCTGTAAAGGATATTGTAGCGCCTCTCGTAAGCCCCCCTGTCATCGCCGCGGTAACGCTCTACGATTTTTCGGCCTTGCGTTATAAACTTGTCCCAATCGTCCTTGGCCGATTCTAGCTGGGTTTTCCAATATAAATATGTATCGGCTGTATATTCGTTCTTTTTGCGTTCTTCGGTTGCCATAATGCTCCTGCTGCCCCTTATGTTTTTAGACTATATGCGCTTATTTTGCAATTATAATCGCTTTGCCCCTCCCGCTGGGTTATTATTTGCTAGTGTATTAAATGTTGGCAATCCCGTAGTTGCATCGTGTGTCGGTTGCCGTATTACATTCCCTTTTACATCACGCTCCTTAGCCCAGCCTAAAAATTGGCTGGTGCTATCCACCATATCATCGTGCTTTGCGTTAGGGAATAGCAAAAGCTGATTAACATAGTCGTCTAGCCAATGCGAATACTCAGGTAATATCACATTACCCGTTTCAAACAACACCGAAACAGCGGAGAGTCTTGTTACTTTATCGGACTGCGGTTTTATGGGTATTAATGGCAATGTGCTAGACTGCCGCAGGTCTTGCAGTAATGCTTGGCCGCTGGACTTATCCTCAATTAGTATATAATCAGGCTTATCACGCTCGGCTAATTCTTGCGCCTTGCGCTTTAATTCGGGGAACTCCATACGCTTACATATTACATCCAATAAATAGTAACCATCGGTTTTAACGCCCCATACGGTGCATACGCTATAATCATTAAGCACACCATCTTTGCTGGCCGTGTCCCAGCTATGTACTATTGTATTAAACGCCATTGGTTTTTCCGGTGCGTAGCGTAGCCAATCCTTTTTAATTAAGCCGCCGCCTAACGGTGCTGGGTTTTGCAAGTATTGCGCCGCATAAGCGTACATCCCTACATCTATTTGTATTTGCTCCAGTTCTTGCTTCCCTAAACGCTCTGGGATAAGCAATTCCCCCTTATCGGCCTCCCAGCGTTTATCGTGCATTGTTACTATTGTCTTTTTAGTAAACTCGGCAGGTAAACATAAATGCTCCCAGCCTCGCTCTAATAAATGCCCCGCCGCATCTTCCTCATGTAGCCGCTGCATAATTAATACACCCACGCCGCTTTTAGGGTCGTTGCGCCGCGTCATAAATACGCTGTCAATCCAATCGTTAGTTTTATTCCTAACTGTATCTGATAGCGCTTCGTCTGGTTTAATGGGGTCGTCCAGCAATAGAAAGTCGCCGCCTTCACCTGTTAGCGTTCCGCCCACTGATGTTGCTATTCTGTGTCCGCGCTCGGTAGTTACGAATTTTCTCTTTTCGTTCTGGTCGCTTACTATGCCAACATCAGGAAAGATAGTACGATACCAATCAGACTCTAACACCATACGCACGTTAATATTGTCTTTAAGGGCTAAGTTTTGCGAGTAAGAGGCCGCTATAATCTGTCTTGCCGGGTTGTGTCCCAATAGCCAAGCCGACCAAGCCACACTAACGGTAATAGTTTTCATGCAGCGAGGCGGGATGTTTATCACCAAGTTGCGTATCTCGCCATTCTCGCAAGCCTGTAAATATTCGCAAATAGCGTCAATGTGCCAGCCGTGAACATAGTTATGCCCCGGTGATACCGTGTGGAATACCTTGCGCGTAAAAGCCACAAGGCTATTGTAATAAAGTTCTAGCGCCAGTGTATGGGCGCTGCCCCTGTCAATGGTTAAGTCGCTCTGCTTTTGCATCTATAATTTTAACGCCCATATCCTCTAAAATCTGCTTATCTTCTTCAGCTAGCCGCGGCCGTACGTGAGCATGTATATTTAAGTCTTTCTCTATATAGCCCCTGTCCTTATGCTGCGTCTTTAAATAAAAGATAATCGCGGTTAAATTGCCGTTGTGGATTGATTCCATAAGTTTAGACTCGGCAAAGTCGCCACCTAGCTTTCTGGTCTTTTCCCTGTGTATTTCTATTTGATTATCAAATTCAGGGTCTTTATGCCTCCACTCGTATACGGTGCTTATGCCAACCCCTGCATTATGACAAGCCGCCGATAATGTGGCATGTGGCCTTGATAGGAAAAAGCTAAGTATTTCTTTTTTAAGACGTTCTATTGCCTCTGGCTTTCTAGGCACCCCTTTAGTCATTCTTACTCCCTTATTTATTACAGATATAGAATAATCGCATTGCTTATTATAGTCCAGTTACTTTTTAGCTTGTATTAGTGGGGGGTCTAAATAGTAACTGCGGGGTCTATTTTGAATTAATTTACAACTTATTGTTTTTACATGATAAAAAGTCGCACTTTTTACTATACTTTATTACCCTATTTGTTATAATGACACTGTTCTTGATTGAACGCCTATTATTAAAACAGACAAAAGGATTTATTATGACTAAACAATTAATTGAAGCAAACCCATTTTATCAGCAGATACTATCCGATTCGTTTGGTGGTGTTATATATAACGTGGCTAATCAGCATAAATACGATGAGGGCAAGCAAACGCTGCTTAAATTATGGGACGATATGACTGAAAGCCAAAAGAGCGCCGCTGGCGGTATCATGAAAGGCGCAATGAATTTTTTAAGAGAAGGGGAATAGAGTCTTGCACAATGCCCCTGTTAACGCGGGGGCATGATGCAGTGCTTTTACTGCTAACAACGACAAAGGAGATAAATATGCTAACGATTGAACAACTTAAACAAGTATGCCCTTCAGCATTTGCCGAAAGCAAACACGATAATACTAGCGACAACTATCGCTTTTATCCCACTGCCAAAGTAATTGAGGCATTAACAGATGTAGGCTTTTATCCCACGTATGCAAAGCAAACTCGCTGCCGTGATATTGAACGCCGCAACTATACTAAGCACATTCTGCGCTTTCGCCATAATAAGCAATTTATAAAAGTGGGTGAAGAAGTGCCTGAAATCATACTACAAAACGCACATGACGGAACATCAAGTTATCAAATTGGTATGGGTATTTTCAGGCTGGTTTGCTCTAACGGGCTCGCAGTTAAGTCGCATAGCATAAGCGAAATTAAAATTCGGCATAGCGGCGATGAGCGTTTAATTGATAACGTAATTGAAGGCTCGTATCATGTTATTAATGAAGCGCCCAAGGTTGCCGCGCAAATTGACGATTACAAGCAAAAGCTGCTTGATTTAAGACAGCAAGAACAGCTTGCCATTAAAGCCTTGGGGTTAAGGGATTCATCGCTAGAGATTAACCCTATCCATTTGCTAGCAGCGCGCAGGCAATCTGAATTTGTGAATGATAACGGCGACAGGGATTTATGGACAACTTTTAATGTAATACAGGAAAATATGATAAGAGGTGGCGTGTTGGGCTATAATAGCAAAAACAAATCGCGGCGCTCCCGCCCTATTAAAGCTGCTGGCGCCGACTTAAAGCTAAATAAAGGCTTGTGGGAACTGCTAGAGCAAGCGGCCTAATTATATAGGTATTCGCTAATTGGGGGGGCTTCTGCCCCCTCTTTTTTTCCAATGTAAACAAAACTCCACCATTTTACGTGTTTTCTATAGCCCGTTTTTCTGGTAATATTTTTCCCGGCCTTTTGCGTATTTAGACCCACGTCCCTTAACATCCATTTATCATCTCTTAGGTGCGCCTTATACATAGGAATGGAGGATAATTTTGTCATTATGTTGTATCCCTCTTCATATAATAATTGACTTGCCGCGTTGACCATTTTTATACCCAGCCCGAACCCCACGTAATCTGGGTTAAGCACAACTCTATTACTATGTAATAATCTTTTTTTGTTTTTATTTTCCCACGGGGTATACTCCGCAAAACACTGGAAGCCTATCTGGTCGCCGTTATGATAAAGGCCGTAGGTTTTAATAAATCCGCCCGGTAAATTTTCATTCAAATAATGATATTTGCTAAAATATTTCCAGCTGGA